AGCAATTTTCTGCAAAAGCAAAATTCAGAGGTAGGGATTGAAAAAAACTATGGAAAGCGAAAAAGTCATTAAAAAAATTAATAACGCAGAGGAAAAATTTAAGCGCAGGATTCCTTTTGCTGATTGGTTAGAAAATCCAGACGCATGGGATCGAAAAAAATTTTTTGATGAAACTGCTCAGTTTATGCATGAAACGTATGGGATTAGCCATCCGTATAATAAAAACGCATTGGCGATTTTGGCAGATCAAATGGATATGTATATACAATGCAATAGATTATTGGAAGGTGTTGATTTGGTAATTAACATTAATGGCGGTAAAACTTTAGCCCAACATCCAGCAATTACCATTCGCAATAATGCATCGGCATTAATTATTAAGTTTATGAAAGAATTGGGATTAACTCCTAATAGTCATTTGACAGGTAGTAAAGCCAATGGCGAGGAAAACATTGATGATTTACTTATGGGTCCTAAAGCTGCATGAAATGGGAAGATGGTATTAGTTATGCCCAAGATGTTGTTAAGGGCGAGATTAATGTTTGCAATGATGTGCGCTTGGCTTGCCAACGGTTTATTGACCAGATGGAAAATAAGCAATGGCAATGGGAATTTAAACCAGAATATGCAGATCATGTTTTAAGATTTTTTAAAGTTTTAAAACATACTAAAGGACCACAAGCAAATGAGAATGTTGTTTTAGAGCCATTTCAGATTTTATTGATTTGCGCCATTTATGGCTTTAGGTCAAAAAAAGATAGCAGTAAAAGAATGGTTACCGATGTCATTTTGTTTATTCCTAGAAAAGCTGGCAAATCGACATTAACATCTGGACTGGCATTATATGAGTTGCAGTTTGGTGAAGCTGGAGCCGAAGTATTTACATTGGCAACCAATCGAGAACAGGCAACAATTGTTTTTGATTCTGCCAAAGGATTTATAGAATCGATGCCAAAACAATTGGCAAATTGCTATCTACCATCCAAGTATGAAGTCAAAAAGAAGGGTGATAGCCAATCGATGTTTAAGGCACTTAGCCGAGATACTAAAAAGACTGGGGATGGTAAGAATCCAAGTTGCGTCATTATTGATGAAGCAGCGCAGATTATTGATCGCAACTCTATCGAAGTATTGCATTCTGGTATGGTTGCTAGACAGAATCCATTAAGAATCTATATTACTACTGCCAGCTTTACCAAAGATACTAAGTTTTATGAAGATATGAGCATGTATCAAGCCATGTTGTATGGTGAAGCAAATGATAATCCTAGATGGTTTGGGTTATTGTATGGATTAGATCCTAAAGATGATTGGCGAAATCCTAGCACATGGTCAAAAGCCAATCCGATGCATGGCATATCTGTATTTGAGGAAGCCATTGCACAAAGAGCTGAAGAAGCCAAACATAAGCCACAGGCACTTAATGAATTTTTGTGTAAGACATTGAACATATTTGTTAGTTCTAATAGCGCATGGATTGACCGAACATTTTGGGATGATTCCAAAAGTGAGCCAGATACAAGAGAGCCAGAATCCGTATTTATTGGATTTGACTTGGCAGCTACTAGGGATTTAAATGCAGTATGCACTTTAAAACGGTATGATGATTTAGACTATTTTGCCAAGTGGCAATTCTTTTTGCCAGAGGAAGGATTAGATTTAATCCCTAAACATTACCAAGATATTTTTAGATTAGCCATTAGTTCTGGCATTTTAAAATTGACCGAAGGCAATGTAATGGATGATCGAGAAATTTCCGATTACATTAAAAAAGAATGCCAAACTTACAATGTTAAAGAAATTGCGTATGATAACTATAACGCTGCATCTTTAGTTGCTAGGTTATACGAAGATGGATTACCAGTTAAAAAGTGCGGACAAAGTATGGCAACTTTAAGCAATCCATCCAAGCAAGTTGAAAAATTGATATTGGCAAAACAAATTCGGCATGATGGTAATCCATTTTTAGGATGGCAATTGGCTAACTGCGAAGTTTATACCGATGTGAATAACAATATTAAGATTCGTAAAAACGAAGCGGACAAAGCAGCTAAAGTGGATGGCATTATTGCATTGATTATGGCGATGCATAGTTCACTAGATAACCCAACAATATCGAATTTTGGCTTTAGAACATTCTAAAAGTATTGGTATTCGTTAGATTTTGATGGTAATATGTTAAAAAATTGGGGGTAATCATGGGAATATTCGATAGATTTAACGGTAAAAAAACAACCAAAAAAGAATCAAATACTCTATTTGGTCAAACCCAATTAGGTAACCAAGTTGTCCGAGTTCAACAAGATGGGCAACAAGGTTCTGCATTTCAGCTGCTATATGTAACTACTTCAAGCACAACCAATGCTGGTCGAGTTGTTGATACTAGCGTACTATCAAGAAATTCCACAGTAATGAGTTGCGTCAATGTGATAGCAAGAGCATTGGCACAATGTTGCGTATATATTGCTTATGAAACAGATGATGGCACATTTGAAAATGCATTGGAATCTACTAAGATTGGACCAAGAGATAAGCAAAAAGCCAAACAAGTATTAAATTTATTGCAAAATCCCAATAATTTTCAAAGCCAATATGAGTTTTGGAATCAATTTGTATTATGGTATGAGTTGTTAGGTGAAGTATTTACATTGTTGTATCGTCAAGATCAGCTCAATGCGAATCAAACACCAATGGAGATGTACAACCTTGATGCAACATTGATTACTGTACAAATTACCCCAACTAGGTATCCTAGCTACAGATTATCAACTCCTACTTATGGATTTAATCGAGATAAACCACTTGATGCTCATCAAGTGATACATTGTACGGATATTCCTTGGCAAGGTTCGGCAGGTTTTAATAAAGGTATATTAGCAACAGAGTTGGTGGCACTTGATACCGATATTGATATGTATGCCAACTATGTGATGCAAAATGGTGCTAAGCCAGCTGGTATGTTTATGACGGATAACGTCATTCCAGATGCAAAATACAAAGAAATTGCTGGAAGATTAAAAGAAGCATGGGCATCGATGACTGGCAGTAAATCGACAGATTTAAGTAAGCCTGGACAATCGATATTGCTTGATCAGGGCATGAAGTATCAACCGATTAATATGCTGACATTGCAAGATGCCGATGCAGCCAAGTTAAAAGAGCAAACCACCAAAAGAATTTGTGCATTATTTGGGGTGCCAGCTCAAATGCTTGGATTGGATGTGGGTAAATACAACAATACACAAACATTATTGGATGAGTTTTATAAAACCAAGATGTATCCAATGATTATTAATATTGAGCAAAAGTTCAAAATGCAATTGCTCAAAGGCTATCCGAATTTATGCATTCGATTTGATACTAAGGACTTTTTAAAAGGCGCAGCACTAGATCAAATGAATTTTGTCAATGCTGGGGTTGCTGGTGGAATAATGACACCAAATGAAGCTAGAGAATATTTAAATATGCCTAAATTAGATGGTGCAGATGAGTTATTAGGTACAGATCCATCAAAAATATCTGCAACAAATGTACCAATTGGTGCTAAAACTGCTAAGATTGAACCAATCCCAGGAACTTCGCCACAAGATACTGGCGGTGGGGGCGGAAATCAAACTCGAAAGATGAATATAGGTAAAACTTGAACAAGATACAAAAAATAGTTGCGATATTATCTTCCCAAATAAAAACAGATGATGTTAAACTACCCAAAACGGAAGATAAAACCCCTATAATACAAGATATTGATTTGGCAATTAACAATGGGGTAATACATGATCAAGAATCTAAACTTAGTTTGCGAAGCGAGATTAAGCCTAGAAAAAACGGCAAAAGAATCTCAAAGTCCAAGCGGTAAGATAGAAGCCAGAGTTACAACATGGGGTGCTAGAGAGGGTGCCGATGGTAGAAAATTCAACTACCAACCAGAAGGCTTTATGGACTGGGCAAATAATTTTAAAGAAGCTGGCAAGCCATTGCCAATGTTTTTAAATCACAACGACATGGGTATGCCAGTCGGTCAATGGAACGAATTTAATTTTGACAAAGAAGGCATGACTGCCAATGGTCAATTATTCCTAAATACCGTAGGTGGCTCAGACATTTACAACATTTTAAAAGAATCCCCTAATTTATTTGGCGGAGTATCAGTTGGTGCTTATGCAGATGAAGCAAGAATGGTTGATGCTGAAGGTAACGATATGGGAGATGATAATGATGATGATTCAGAAGATGAAGGATATTTTCAAATTACTAAAGGCGGTTTGCAAGAAGTATCTATCGTTATGTATCCAAATAATCCAGCAGCGGAAGTAATGAAGTTGGAATATTTTGATGCACAAGGTCAAGCTAATCCTAGACACATCGAAAAAGCTCTGCGTGATGCAGGGTTGAAGCGAAAAGATGCTACCACCGCATCTTCAATTCTCAAGAAAATTTTAGAACAGCGTGATGCTAATCTTAAACATACTGAGAATACAACACCTCAGATGAGTGATTCAGAAGCGGTGGTAAACGAAGCCGAAACTTTACTCAAAGCACTAGAATTGCGAGAGTTAGAAAAGGCATTATCTAAACGCATTAAAAATTAAGGATTAATTATGTCAATTGAAAAAATTACAGAAAAACTTGATCTAATTGAAGCACAAACAGTTGCCGAAGTAGAAAAAGTAAAATCTGAAGCGATTGCAGCGGTTGAAGCTGCTAAAAATGAACTAACAGAGAAATTTGTTAATTTGGAAACGAAGGTAGCGCAAGTATCAGCTCCATCTATCATTACTTTATCTAAAACAGTTCGTGAAGATGTTAATAAATCTGTTCGTGAACAACTCAAGAAATTTGTCAAAAAAGACAGATCAGTTGAGAAAGAAATTAAGATGTTTGAAGATGATGGACAGTATGATGCGTACATGAAGGAAAGTTCTGCATTGACTGGTAGCGGTGCTGGGGTTGGTGGTCGTACAGCGTATGATCCAGTATTCCATAAACTCCGTTTGATGAACCCGATGCGTGGAGTTAGCCGTACAACTTCAACTGAAGGTGCAACATATCAATTCAGAGCAAAAACAGGTAATGCTGGTGCTACATGGGGTTATGCAATTCAAAATAACGGATCTGCAACAACTGAAGCAACTAACATCTGGCAATTAACATTGCAAGATTTGAATGTACAATTCCCAATCCGTACAGCTGCGCTGGATGACATCGATGGTTTAGAAGCAAACGTAGTTGATGATATGCTCATGGAATTTAGTCAAGTTGAAGGTCAATCCATGATTTCCAACAATGACCAAACAGATACACCTAATACATACGGTGGTACAAATGGTTTGCGTGGTTTGAATCAGTATGCTGGTGCTAATGCTACCTACACAGGTGGAACAATTACTACTGCTGCATTTGGTACATCTGGCACAGGTTCATCTTCTGGTTTACATAGCATTGCTACTTATGACCAATTAACAACTAACGGTGCTTCAGTTGGTGCAGCTAACGTAACTTATGCTGATATTATCGAATTTATCCACTTACTACCGCAAGAATACTGGACACCAACAACTAAGTTTTTGGTAAGCCCATTATTCCTAGCGCAAATTCGTGGCTTAAAAGATAACAACGGTACTCCAGTATTTGAACGTATGTCCCCATTGGTTTATGATGGTATCGTAGGTCAATTACTTGGATTTGACGTAGTTGTTAATAAGTATGTTGATAGTCCTGATAGTTCTACATCAACTCCAGGTACAACTAGCTTATATCCGATGTATTTTGGAGATTGGCAACGTGGTCATACTATTGTTGATAGATTAAATATGGTTCTCAGAAGATATGATCAAACATTGCCTGGTTACATTACATTCTTCGGTGAAAAGCGTCTATGTACTTCTGTAGTAGATCCATTTAGTATTATCCGTTATCGTAGTACAGCTACAGCAACCTAAAAGGATGGGGCGAAAGCCCCACCTTTTTATTATTTATTTGAATTTGGGATCGATATGACTACTAATAATTTAATCTATGAAGCAATTAAAACTGCATTAAAAAAAGGTGAAGCAAAAGTTAATTTGAAAGAAGCATCTACCTTAACGGCTTCTGGATCAAACATTGGTGGTCGAGTAATTTATGATGATGCTTTTGCTGCATTACGTTATGCAAATCCAATTCGTATGATGAGCCGAGTTATTACGACAACTGGTTCCGATGAAGCATTTGTGGCAAAAACAGGTAATGCAACGGTTATTCAAACTGGAACTTCTAATCCATGGGGATATGGCATCAACAACAATACAGGTAGTCCAAATATTGCAACAGCATTTTGGCAGATTTCTGTAAAAAATATTAACGCAGTAGTACCAGTTCGTACTGCTGTTTTATCCGATGTAAATGCATTGGAACAATCCATTGTTACTGATTTAATGATGGAATTTGGTCAGCAGGAAGCATTATCAATGCAACAAAATAATGATGCATCTGGATCAACAACAGTTCAAACAGGTGGAGTGTATGGTTTAAGAGGATTAGACTATTATGCTGGCTCAACAAGTGCTGCATCATTTGGAACAAGTGGATCAGCTGATACCAATGGCAGACATACTATGTTGCAAGTACAACAAGCATCCCCAACGGCATTGGTTTACAACGACATTACTAATTTAGCTACAACATTGCCACCGCAATATTGGAATGATCCTAGTACAGCATGGATGATGCATCCATCAACTTTAAATTCTTTAAGACAGTTAAAAGATTCTAGCGGATTACCATTATTTCTTGATGTTGGCATTACCGATGGTGGTTATATTGGTTATATATTTGGACATCCAGTTATTCCAAATCCTTACATGGATTTAGTAGGAAGTGGGATGTATCCAATTTATTTAGCAGCATGGGACAAATTTGTTACTATTGCCGATAATGAAGAAATGAGTATTCAGCGATTAGAACAATATGCCCCAGGCTTTATAACATTGTTTGCCGAAAAAAGAACAGTAAGTACAATTCGTGATGTATTCGCTGGTGTAAGACTTTACGGTTAAAGGTAAAAAATGCCCTTAGATAGTTTAACGAATGGACCATATTTAGGTACCGCAAGGAATCCTTTTAGTTATGAAAAGGTTGAGCAAGTTAGTCGAGATTTGCAAACTGAATGGCTTACCTTGGATGAGATTACCCAACAATTAAATTTATTTGGTGATGAAAGCCAAGATACATATCTTCAATCGATTGAATTAGCCACTAGGCAAATGGTTGAGGACTATCTTGGTATGTCAATATTCCCCATTACTTATAAATGCTACTATGGCGCATTTAATGGCATGACAGGTACACAAGTATGTTTAGATTTGCCAGAGATATCACAAGATAATTTAGGCAATGCTGGAGTTACTATTAATTTTGTTGGTTATTACAATGCAAGTACACCGCCTATATTTACAAAGTTAGATATTACGCAATACTATTATGATGTAACTGGTAATAAAGTTATTTGCAATGGTATACCCAATGAAGTAAACCAAAACATTACTAATCCTATTGTTGTTCAATATACAACTGGATCAAGTCCGTATGCACAATATCCAGTCATTAAACAAGCTGGTTTATTGATGCTTACTCATTTATACAACAACCGTAGTAATAGTTTTCAAGGAACATTGAATGATATACCTTATGGTTTTGATGCATTATTAAGACCATACAAACCATTGGTGCTATAAAATGGCTATTGCACGTTATGAAAATATAACAGTCAATCGAGTAAACAATTCGGTTGATTCTTATGGTCAGCAAACTACTTCATTATCAAAATGGTTTGATACTAGAGCTAGAGTGCAAGATGTCCATAACAATACGCAAATTACAAAAGAAACTCGGTTTTATACTGATTACATCAAACTAACAGTCAATTACACACCAAACACTAGAGAGATGGTAGATAATCAGGATTTATATGCAATCCATTATCGCAATCAAGAATGGCGAATTACGGATTGTTTTGAAACGAATGACCGTATGAATGTTACCTTTATGTGCTATCGCAACGATCCAGTAGTACCAGTTTAATATGGCACAAAATAATCCATCCTTATATTCCCAAGCAATTCAATATCAATTGACTAGCATATTCACACCAACTCCAGTAACAGCAAATTTTCAACGTAATTTTGCTAAGATTCCTGAGTTTGTAACATGGCAATTAAGGAATGTGCATCAACCAGTTTATACAGGTCTAAATCAAAATAATAAAGGTATTGATAAACCAATATTTCAGGTATCAATATTTGCACAAAATATGGATGATGCTTTTAATTTAAGTAATACCTTGTTACAATCATTACATGGTTATACAGGACAATTTGGCGGTTCGAGTGGCTTTTGGATTGCTAAGGCGGATGTAAGTTGGCTATACAATACATTTGATGATACAGTAGGATTAAATCAAATTATTTTGGATTGCCAATTGGATATTCCAACATAAGACAAGATTTGTTTAACTCTTTTTGAAGGAAATTAAAAATGGCTCTACCTAATCAAGTCTTACCTGGTTTTAGTGCATCGTTATGGTGCCAAACTGGAGCAACTCCAACTGCTTTAACCACAGCTCAATTATCAACATGGACAGGACAAGTTGCTAGTATTGTCGGTACTGTAGCCAATGGCACAGGATCAGGCGGTCAAGCATTGAATGTTGAAGCTATCCCTGCATTTGGTCAAGATGATGCTTCTGCAAACTTTATGGTTGCAGGATCAAGACAATCTGATATTATCCCAACGCAATCCAAACCAACATCTATGACGATTGTTGCAGCTTGGAATCCAAGTGATACAGGTTTATTGCTAATGCGTGCAGATGCGTATTCTGGTGTTATTGATCGTACTTTTGTGGTTGCTGCAACATCTGGTGCAAATACAGTTGCTTATGCATTTAATGGTCGAGTAGCTGAATTTAAAATAGATATGGCTCCAGGCTCAGAAGCTAAATGTACTTTTACAGTTCATCCTAGAGGTAATCAATACGGATGGAGTAATAATACTTAATATAAGCCACTTCGGTGGCTTTTTTAAAAAGGTGTAAACATGATTACAGTTCAATTTGCAAATGGTAAAGTATTCCAAGCAGAATCAATTGATGATGCTATTGCCCAATGTTTAGCAAGTGGCAATGATCCATTTAATCCAACGATAATACAAGATAAG